ACTGATGCCCTCTGGCGGCAAGCGATCGTCAATTGCGTCCTATACCTGGAGCGGCTGGGAGTCCCAGAACGATTTGACCGGATTTCGCAATGTCTTCCAGCCTGATCAAGGGATCTTCGCACCGGGTTATCCGCTCGTTCCAACGGAACGGGAACGGGTGCGGCTCTGGGATTTTCCGGTTGGCTACAACACCACCTACACACCGCGCTCATATGAGAACATCGGGTTTGCCGAGCTCAGGGCGCTGGCCGACAGTCATGACATCACTCGACTGGCGGTCGAGACACGAAAGGATCAAATCGAAAAACTGGAATGGACGATCAAATCACGCAACGATAAGTCCCATACACCGGATGCCAAATCAAGGATCGACAAGCTAGTCGAATTCTGGCGCATGCCTGATGGTGAGCAGCCTTTCGCGACCTGGCTTCGGAAGGCCCTCGAGGATGTTCTCGTACTGGACGCGCCGGCATTCGAGATACGTCGCAACCGTGGTAGCGAGATCATTGGGCTTGATGTTGTCGATGGTGCTACGATCAAAGTGCTGATGGATGATACCGGCCGTCGACCGCGACCGCCGGCCCCAGCCTACGAACAAGTGATTCATGGACGACCATGGCGTCTCCTGACCAGTGATGACTTAATTTACGTTCCGCGGAATCCGCGTCCACACAAAGCGTACGGCTTTAGTCCGGTCGAGCAGATCGTGATGACGGTGAATATAGGACTGCGCCGTCAGGTAATGCAACTGCAGCATTTTACCGAAGGCAATGTCCCTCCAGGCCTGCTCAATGCACCGGACGGCTGGAGCCCGGAGCAGATCCGTCAATTTCAAGAGTGGTTCGATTCCATCCTTGCGGGAAACACCGGTAGCCGTACCCGGCTTATATGGGGTCCGAGCGGCGCCAAATACCAGGCTTTCAAAGACGGGCCATATAAGGACGATTTTGACGAGTGGCTGGCTCGAATTGTCTGCTACGCTTTCTCGTTGCCTCCCACGGCCTTCACCCCGCAAGTCAATCGAGCTACTGCTCAGACGGCGCAGCAAGCCGCACTTGAGGAAGGGCTCGCTCCATTGCTCGGCTGGGTTAAACGGCTCGTCGATAGCGTCCTTCAAAATAGCATGGGTCAGTCCGACCTTGAATTCATTTGGCTGGATGTTCGGCCGCCCAATCCAACGGATCAAGCAACAATACTGGGCGGTTATGTAAGAGATGGAATATACACGCTGAATGAGGCGCGAGATATGTTGGGGCTCAGTCCCGTAACGGGCGGTGATGAGCCCATGTTCTTAACCCCACAAGGGCCAATGCTGTTGCGGGACGCTGGTTCATCGAAGACGGCCTCCAGCTGATAGGGTTGGACGTTCCACACATTGGAAGAGTTCTTCGCTCCTAGGTTTTGAAAACCGAACCGTGGCCCTTAAATCGTCGGCGACGGTTAAAGCTTCCCTCACGAGGGGTCCAGGTGGCAAATGGGCTCCCAACACCATCAAAACTGAGCGATAAGCGCACATTGTACACAGCGGTAACGGGCTCTTGTGATGGTTCACGCCCCGAACTCGCGAGCCGAAATCTATGGCCAAGCCCGAGATAGGAACAGTAAGAGGCTCTCATGAGTGTTCTACCCTCTGATATTGTAGTATACGGCTCGGCGAACATGCCCGAGGCGGACGGAGCAGTCATTGGTGGCTCCGTTGATTTTACCCGGCGAGTGGCTTTCTATGACATCGCACCCGCTGGTAGCGTCGACGTCATATCGAGCTCTGCGGCCGATACGGCCACCAAGATCACCTATTACGGACGCGACTCGACTGGGATTATTCAAAACCAGACACTAAGCTTGAACGGTCAGACTTGGGTGATAGGCTCGCAATCGCTAGAGCGCCTGCTCTATGCCGCATTGTCGGGAGCTTCGGCGAATGGTCCTGTCGTGAATCCCGGTGGAACACCTGCGCTCGGTGATGTGGCACTCGCTGCCCACAATTGTGTTCTGCCCGTCGGCTCAGTGACCACCGACGTAACTGTTCGCACCGCGCTAACGGGGTCTGCCAATCGTAGTGGTGCTACGCCGGCCCTATTCAGATTGCAATCGGGTGATGGTGCTGGCGTTACGGCCGGACAAATAATTTGGACAAAAAATGGCACTGGCTCAAACCAGCTGCGTCAGATAATCGCTACATCGGGTTACGGCACTGACGTCGTGGCTGTGAGCCGCGATTGGAGCACGGTTCCGGACAATACGACAACATATAAGGTCCTGCAGGGCATGCTCTTCGAGGCCTCGCCAAACGCGGTGACCGCCGTAGTCCGGCTATTTTCGACGAGCTCAGCGGATGCACCGACCGGCTCTCAGCGGATTTATTATGAAAAGGTTTTCGTCGTAAATAACAACACGAGCACAGCACTGACTGGGGTTCAAATAGAGGTGGCCAGCGAGACGCCCGGCTTGCCGTCGGGTGCCCTCCTCGATCTCGCGTTGACAACAGCGCTCAACGATACAGGCACTGTCATTAACCGACAAACCGCCCCCAGCACCGGTGTCGGCTCCTTTGCCGCACAACCGGCCTTTGTCGCCTTGCCGGGAGCAGGCAACCTGCCTTCGGGCTCGGCTCCGAACGCGGCTGGAGCGCAAGGAGGCTGGTTGCGGTTGACCTTGCCGGCCGGGACCGCGGCTTATAAAGGTTCCGCCGATCTGAGGACGCAGGGTACGACTACTTAATTTCTTTAACGCGCAGGAAAGACGAAAACGGAGACATTGGGACCCCGATTAGTACGCAGTCGAGACACACTAGGTCTATCGACTCGACCAACGACGGCCACAAGTCCTTGCTACCAACGAGGGTGGAAATCCCCGTAAGTCTGGGATTGGCTGCGGTCAATGCTCCTGATAGAGACACATTTTCCTGAGCTTACTTCAACGGCTCACGGACGGCGTGGGATGCCGAAGTGAGATTTGCCACGGTCATGATCACAACATCAAAAGCGCGCACAACCGAGACCTCCGCATGCCGACCGCCACTCAGCTAGCCGTTTTCTATGCAACTGCCAGCAAGATCCTTCGACGCAAAGTCATTCCTGACGATGATGCACAGCTCAGGACCTTGCCAGCTCCAAGTGGTGAGAGCATGCTCTTGATGCCGCTTGCCCTGCCCTATGACGATGCAGCCTGCCGGGCGGCAATCGCCGCGGCCACTGGTGTTACGCCACCCAGTGGCCGATGCTGTATCGTGCACGATTCGGGAGACATAATCGAAGTTTGCAACGCTGATCCGACACTAGACTCACACCCGCAGGGCAAGATCATCGCTAGCGAGAGCGCAGGGCTCGGCGACCGGTACATCGACGGGGTGTTTCTGCGCCAATACGTTTTGCCGAGCCGTTCGTCCAAGAGCGTCCTGTCTACAGCTTGGTTGCCAATCGTGGATTTGCCGCCTGTGCCAAGCATGAATGTGTTCCGGACGGCTACAGCCCACCAAGCTACAGCGCTTCGAGCGGCTGATGCTCCCACGCTGGGCGGCGAGTAATAAACTCGTGAAATCGATCGAAGTCTACGTGGCGTCTAACGCTGACCTCCTTGCGTCGGATAACCACACGCCTGCGCATTATTTACGATAGTTCGCGTTAATATGACGCAATGTCTACTGTAGCAGTGCAATTCTAGTACCGCCATGACCCAGATATTTATTATCTCCGGGACGTCGTGGACGGTGCCGCTAGATTGGAACTGAGCCAACAATAGCATCGAGACTATTGGTGGCGGTGGCGGTGGGCAGAGTGCAAACCCCGATTTTGCAGGCTCAGGGGGCGGTGGAGGGGGATATTCGAAAATCTCGAACCTTTCCCTTTCCGGTGGTGGCAGCATAACGGTCCAAGTGGGTGCCGCAGGTTCACCGAACAGTGCCGGCGGGGACACATATTTTAATGGTACTAACCTCGCTGCATCCTCAGTCGGCGCTAAGGGTGGGGCGGCAGGATCGAACGCCTCAGGCGGTACCGGTGGCAACCAGGCCTTCGGTATTGGTACGACGAAGTATTCCGGTGGAAATGGCGGAACCGATAATGGCAATCCCTACGGAGGCGCTGGCGGCGGCGGCGCAGCCGGCCCAAATGGTAACGGGTCGAGAGGTGGAGGCCAAACTACCGGTGTTACTGGTGGCGGCGGTGGCGGCGGTAATGGCGGCGGGATATCGACCGCAGGGCAGTCAGCCGATGGATCATCAAACATCGGCGGAAGCGGCGGGCTTGCTATCGATGGCTCGGCGGGCGGGTCGGGCGGCGCAACTCGCGGTGCCACTCTAGGCGGTACGGGCCTGCACGGTTCCGGCGGTGGTGGTGGCGGCGGCGGTGACGGTGGATCTGCGACGGCGTCGTCCGGGGGTGCGGGTGGCGCTGGCGTCGAGTTCGATCCGACGCATGGTTCGGGCGGCGGCGGCGGCGGCGGGTACTTCTCTGCGACGCCAGGGAATGGTGGGCCGGGTGGCAGTTACGGTGGTGGCGGCGGTCGCGGTGGTTCTCCTACTGGACCAATTTTTGGTTTAGGAGGCGCAGGTAGCGCCGGTATCATACTGGTTACTTATACGCCAGGGGGTATCACAGTTACTGCGGATTCACGGCTTGCACCAGAGTGCCAAACCGCAGGCATCAAGAATGAGCCGGTTGGCATCGGGTTCGAGCTCATCACTAAGGATATCAAGCGAACAAACTTGGAAGAAATTGGCGGCGCCTCAAGTGGCGCCCTTACTCCTATCGAAAACCTCCACGTGACTTCCCGAGATACGGCTCTTCCCACTGAAGGGTTAGGCGCGGCATCGCTCACAGCAGATGCCCTACTGAGGCTCGAACATCTCGGATCACGACAATCCGATTCGATCACACAAGCGGAATTTGACCCGCGCATCTTTACGATCACCGGTTTTGCAGAAGAAGCACTCGGGAAGTGGGTACGCGATACGGCAACTACAGTAGAATATTCGGCTAGATTGCGCTCTGATCTTGCTATTTGGTCAGAGCTGGTCAGCCAGCTCCCGCAAGGCATGCGAACGTCAACGGAGATCCTCGGTGCACTGAAGCACGAGGTGCTCTCTCCCTCGGAATCGCTGTCGACCGGTGTACGGGTCATAATTGGCTCGCCCCTGGCTGCGGAGTTTGCGGACCCCCCGGCGCTGCTTCTCGTCTCACCGGGGCGGGTGTCACGTTCGCCCGGCAAGATCCGCATACGGGCGGGGCCCGGCAGCGCGCACCCGCTCAGAGGTCAATGAGTTTTCGGATATCTGAATGCGTCTAATAACTCCATTCGACCCAATCGAGGTCGGCGAAGTCGATAATTTCGTCTTTGACTTCACGACCGACATCGGCGCCGCGTCAATTGTGTCGACGAGCTGGACGTGCGCGCTGGCACCATACCAAACAGTGATTGATCCGGCCCCGCAGTCGCGAATATTGTCGGCTTCGGCACAAACCGGTATCCTGTTGCGGTCACCGGTAGACGGTTCGTTACAAACGCGGTTGGGGTTATTCTCCGTCGCCTCGGTTGGCGGGATGCCCATCTCCGCTGCTGGTGGCACATACATTCTCGAGGCCATCGCCAATCTGAGTGACGGCCGCGTCCTCAAGCTCAGCGCAACGGTCGATTGCAAGTTACCCGGAACGTAAGCCGGTTTCTGTAACCGCTGCTCGACGAGAGCCCGGCGCCCAGAGACGGGATAGGCGCAGGATGCGTGTTGGGGCCGGTGGGTCCGGGATTGACATTTGGCAATACTCGCAACGCAGGCGAGATCCTTGGCGCAGTCACTTCGCTGACGGCAGTGTTCAGCTGTCCTCTCGATAATATTAACCCTGACTTCTGACTGGGTGCGAATAATGCGGCTCTATGGCGCAATCCAAAAGATCGAGCCTCAGGATGACGGCACCGTACGTGTGTACGGGATCGCAACATCTGAGGCGCTAGATGACCAAGGGGAGGTCGTTCAGGCCGACGCGATGCGCACGGCACTTCCGGAATATATGCGTTTTCCGGCTCTCCGCGAAATGCATCAACTGTCCGCCGCTGGAACCACACTCGAAGCCGAAGTCTGCGAGGACGGTACAACCCGCATTGTGGCACACGTTGTTGATCCAGTCGCCGTAGCAAAGGTCAAAAATCAGGTGTATCGAGGATTCTCCATTGGGGGGCGAGTCTTGCACCGCGCGGCTGGGAATCCAAAGACCATCACAAGCCTGCTGCTAAATGAAATTTCATTGGTCGATCGCCCGGCAAACCCCGAAGCAATATTTGACTGCTGGAAGGCCGCGGGTACGCCTGGAGAAATTCTCGGTGAAACTCGCCTCTCTCGTCCTGAAGCTGCATTGGCAACTTCGGCGCCAAGCGCGAGGGAGCAAGAGCCGTTTCATCCGTCGATCCAGATCTGGGCCTGTGGTGTCAGCGATCACCGCCACTTGGCCAAGGCGGACGCGCTCAAATGCCTCGAAAAGCGTGCTCTCCTGTCACAAGCCTCCGAGGCTGCACTTCCCCCAACCGGCGCGCCTGAAATCTGCGGGGAAAGTTGCAATCCGGGGAAGATGATGCCCTCCGCCGAACACGCAAATTTTGACGCAGATGAGATCGCTGATTCGAAAAAGAAAATCGACGACGGTCCACGATTGGCCGGAGATCGCGAAAAGGCTGTTTGCAGCGCGTTGAAGAAGACGCTTTTGGATGTCGGCCATGTCGCTCAAGTAATCATCGATCTCGATTGGCTTAGGCGAGCGCTTGATCTTGAGGCAGTGGTCGAAGATGCCGACTCACCGCAAGCGGCTCGCTTGCAGGAGATCATTGTCGAATTGTGCGAGTTCCTGAATGCGCTGGTGACGGACGAAACTGGTGAGATTCTGGCCGATCTGGAAGTAGATAGCTCGCGCGGTCCGTTAGCGACGTCGGGGATGATGGCGAGGGATACGGGGAAGGCCACTCAACAAAAGGTCAGGTCCGATATGAAACAGCTCGCTTCCGATATTCCAGCCAAAACCAGACGCTCGCAAGGCGATCAGGCGCTGTTAGACATGGCGCGCTTCGCGTGTGATAGGTGCCTGAGAATGGCGGGGCCCTCCGTTACGGAGCATGACAATCTTCGCAATGCGCGCGACTATCTGGGTAAAGCCGGCGCGCTGAGGACGCAGGACGCAGCTTCCGATACGATGATTGACATCGGCGAGGTGTCATCTGCTCAGAGATCTTTATTGGGTGTTGGCCTCGGGGCAATAGGCAACGTAAGTGGGACCCATCAGTCTATGATGGATTTGGCCCACGCGTGTCTAAAGCAACTGACAGACGGGATGATCTGTCAAGACGCTGAGAAGGTCGGGGGGCGTCATTCCGTCGAGACCATGGGCTATCTAATGGGAGCGCATCGCCACCTGGCTTTCGCTGGCGCTCACTGTGAGGGGACCAATCCCTCCGGAGCGAACGGTCAGGCGGGCAAAGGGCGCCCGATGAGCGGTGAAACATCCGACAAGGCAGCTCAGGTTGAAGAGCTTGCCAAAGCGCTGACTGTCGAACGTACCGAAAAAATGGCGTTGGGCAAGGCATTTAATGAGATTATGCCAATGCTGCAGCGCCTTACAGAGCGCGTTGATGAGATAGCGCGCACGCCACTGCCGCCGCTAACAATCGCTAAGGGAACTGTCTCAGTCTCGAAGCAGCAGGATCAAAGTAACGGTGGCGAGGAGCTGCAGCTCTCGCCTGAAACGATTGCTTCCGCCCTCGCGAAAATGAGCAAGGAAGAACAGACCTTGACCCTGATAAAGGCCAGCTACGCGAATCCAATTCGAATGCACGGTCCTGCCGCGGACGATTGATGAAAGCAGGCCAGATGTCCTCTGGCTTTCCCGGAGGGAGACCGTGAGTGTTAGCCCAATACTGCTATCGGGCAGTGCTCCGAGACGTGTAATCGCGCCCGATGAAATGCGTACTAAGTGCAGCTAGCGGCTACCAGATTCGCTGCTTCGATCAATAACGTGCGGCCGCGTGAGACCTCCGCGCAGACACTATTCGGCCGCAAGGCCAATCGCCGGGACCCAACGCCATTTTGGGTCCTTATTACCCCCCATTCCGGGAGGAAG